CTGAGCTTCCATACTCTTTCACAAAGAGAAGCGACTTTGGACTTCATGCGAATGTTATGAGGCAGTTTAGCATGGAGTTTAAAGGAATCAGCGACCTTGAGGCAAGATCGATTTTGCATTTCCTAACTGGAAGGCAGGGATACAGAAAATTCCAGTATAAGATTCCGAATATCTATAATAAGAATAAGTATTTCTTTGCGCCTGAATGGAAGCATACTTTTGTTTATAAAAACGTTAACGATATTTCGGTAACACTAGTCGAAGATCCTGTCGGCATAAGGAGGACTTATTAATGGGTAGGCCAATTTCATATGAGATGCAAATGATGTTTGTCGGCTCCTCTGGCGCTTTTGAGGAGTCGATGAATACTGGCAGCGGAATCAGTCGGCTTGATTTCATTCAAAGCTACGACTTCTCTTTCAATATTGAAAGAACTCCGCTGAAGCAAATCGGGTCAGATTCTTTTGCAACAAGGCAAACTCAGCTTGCGCCAGATGTTAATTTAAATATTGAATATTATTTAAATGATGGTTGGAACGATAAGTATATTGGACTAGATATTCCGACAGGTGTGACTGGTAATCCATTTGACTCTATTCTTTCGTCTACTGGCGACCGTAATTTTTATATCAGTATTGCGCAAAATGACGGTATTGATCAGAATTTGCAGACTGGAATCGTTAATAGTAATATCCTCGCGGTTGGTAATGCCTATATCACTAACTACGAGATCAGTGTGGCGGTTAATCAGCTGGCGACTGTTTCCTGTTCTTTTGTGGGGGCAAATGCTAATGTGCAAGATTACGCGACTTCAAAGTACTTACCATCAGTAAATACTCTTGTTAGCGGCCAAAACGCTCAGGATGCTAATAAAAATTTTGCATTAAACTTTGTCAATAATTCTAGAACAGAAAGTTATCTGCCAAAAGCTAAAGAAATATTTGATGGCGGTTGTCCTTATAGCAAATGCAAGATTACGCCGAATTTTCAGTCTGGAGGAGGAACGTCTCCAATTACTTTTGGATTTTTTGATGCAATTGCTAATAACTTTCAAAGCATGCAGTTCTCCGTGCAGTTTGAAAGAAAAGCTCTTTATGGATTTGGTAATAACCATCCATATATTAGAAAAATCCAAAGACCAACAGTTGCAACTCTTGCATTATCAGCTTTAATTGATGACTTTCAGGCTGAAAATTTGAGTAAGGTTTTTCATAGCGAAGGAGGAACTCAGAAGTCCATGTTGATCGAATTCTTTAACCTCCAAGATGTAAAGAAGTTTGGATTATCATTGCAGAACTTAACACTTGAGTCTTATAATCTTGGCGCGAGGATTGGAGATAGGGTTTTAGTAGAAACTAATTGGAGTGTTGAAGTTAAGAACGGGGCAAGCGCAGATATTGGGATGGTTGGGTCTTATGGGCCGCCGCTTCTTGATGTGACAAAAGTCAACGAGTCTTTTAATGTAAATTAATATATGAGCGTTTCATTCCAAGATCTTCAAGAAGCACTGACCCTTGACGACAAGGATGAATTTATCATTTGGCAAAACTCAAGCAAAAGAAACAAAAGAGTAAAGAGAGGAAATCTATTTGCAAGCAAAGGTTTAACAGTAAAGGGTAAGTTTATTGATGTTGAAAGTGGCAATGATGTTGGATTAGCAGCTGCTGCTGCTGCAAACGATGCTGCTGTCGCGCTAGCGACAGCGGAAGGGGCGCAATTATCAGCTAACGGCAAAAATAGAATATTTTATCAAAGCTCGGAGCCGACAAGCGGATCAGGAGGTACAAGCGGTTACGCCTTAATTGAAAATGACTTATGGTTTGATACTGATGGTGGATATAGAATGGCTAAATGGAACGGAACTTCTTGGGAAGACTATGGACTTGAAACAGAAGCTATTGCTAATCTTGATGCGGGAAAGATAACTGCTGGGTTTATTGGCGCTCAAGTTATTAATATTAATGGTTCTGAAGGAGGAGGTATTAGTGGAACAGCTGGCGCTGGAGGCTATATAGAATCAACAAATTTCGTTCCAAGTTGGGTCTCTGGCGCTTTGACCGTAAGGCAGTATACAACATCTGGAACATATGGCGCTTATTTAGGTAAACATATTCCAAGCGACGCTGTTCAAGTAAAGGTTTTACAAGGCGATGGAAAATATAAACTTTTTAGATCGCTACAAAATCAAGGAGAAAACGCTACAAATGCCCCGCCTTCTAGCGGAAATAATTCCTATTGGCAGGAAATAACTGGAGCCAATATTCCAGTATTTGAAATAGAGCTTCCAGGCGGAGGCACAAAACAAATTCAGAATTTTGGATTCAGAATAGTAAGCAATGGATATGCTGAATTTGGAGGCTCTCTTTTTAGAGGGGCTGTTATTGCAAACGAGGGTTTTTTTGGTACTACTTCTAATGCGGTAAGATTAGATGACGATGGGTTGACTGTAGGAGACTATGGAAGATTAAAATCTGCTAGTCTTGGTTATAATGGAACTAGTTTCTTTGTAAACTCTGGGACATCTGGGGGGTTTTTTCTTGGAAACACTCAAGCAGAAGGGGGACCAGCTCTTTACCAGTTATATATTGGCAGTCCAGCTGGAAATAATTTATGGTGGAATGGAACTAGTTTAATTATAAATGGTAAAATTGGATTGCCAGACGGTGGAGATCAAGACAGCGATGCCGGTTTAGAGATTACAAGCGGATTTGGTATTAGAAGGTCTACAAGGAATAAGGTTTTAACAATAACCGGAGGAGATGGCAATGGTGTTACCTTCGGGTCACAGATTGACCTTGTTGGTACACAATTTATGGGCGCTGGAGGTGGTGCCGAGGGTCAGTTAATTTTATCTGGCGGCTATGACGCTACTTTAGATCCAGTTGATCCTTCTCGCGATGGATGCATCATATTTAGAACCGCCAGAGAAGAGGATAATGAAAATATTGGGGCTGTTAGAGCTAGAATAGATTTAGATGGAACTTTTAGAATTATTGCGGCAGATAATGTTTATTCTGAAGCGCCAAATGATGGGGCTGGAAATTTAATTGTCGATAATGAGGTTGAAGCGATAGCTTATAATTCGACTTCTTCTAAGCGTTTTAAGAAGAAAATTAAAAATTTAAAAAATGGTCTTACTCTTGTAAAATCTTTAAGGCCAGTTACTTTTGAATGGAAAAATAAAAAAAGAACAAGTGATATAGGTTTAATTGCTGAAGAGGTGAATGAAATTCTTCCAATGGTTGTTGGAAAAAATACAAATGGAGAAATTTCAAGCTTAGACTATGGCAAATTAACTACAATTTTAATTCAAGCGGTTAAAGAGCTTTCTGTTGAAGTTGAAAAATTAAAAAGTAAAATAGGCTAAGCTTTAATAAAATGCCAGAAGAGCCGCCACCATCGACTTCGACTTCGACTTCGACATCGACTTCGACATCTGGTTCAACATCGAGTTCGACATCGAGTTCTGGTTCAAGTTCTAGTTCAACTTCTAGTTCAACTTCTAGTTCTAGTTCAACTTCTACTTCCAGTTCAACTTCTAGTTCTAGTTCCAGTTCGACTTCGAATTCAACATCGAACTCGACTTCTAATTCAGACTCTGCTTCGGTATCCGATTCGCCTTCGGTATCCGATTCTGTGTCCGAATCGGACTCTGTGTCGGTGTCAGAGTCTGACTCGGTGTCCGTGTCCGAATCGGACTCTGTGTCGGTGTCCGAATCGGACTCTGTGTCGGTGTCAGAGTCTGACTCGGTGTCCGTGTCCGAATCGGACTCTGTGTCGGTGTCAGAGTCTGACTCGGTGTCCGTGTCCGAATCGGACTCTGTGTCGGTGTCAGAGTCTGACTCGGTGTCGGTGTCAGTGTCGGATTCGGTGTCGGTGTCAGTGTCGGATTCGGTGTCGGTGTCAGTGTCGGATTCGGTGTCGGTTTCTATTGAGATTACCACTACGCCGCCGCCGACTACGCCGCCGCCGACTACGCCGCCGCCGACTACGCCGCCGCCGACAACGACGCCGCCGACAACGCCGCCGCCGACAACGACGCCCGCACCAACTACACCGCCGCCGACAACGACGCCTGCACCGACTACAACGCTTGCACCAACCACCACAACTGTTGCGCCGACAACTAGCACTACTCCAGCGCCGACAACTAGTACTACAGCTACCAGTACTACTCAAACTAGTACCAGTACTACTCAAACTAGTACCAGTACTACCAGTACTACTCAAACTAGTACCAGTACTACCAGTACTACTACCAGTACTACTCAAACTAGTACCAGTACTACCAGTACTACTACCAGTACTACAACTAGCACCACAACTAGTACTACTACCAGTACCACTACAACACCATCTCCTGTTTTTTGTAATTATTTAGTAACTAATGAAAGCCTATCGATGGAAAGGGTTGATTTAGGTGAAATATTCTTTCCAAGAATTTCTGACAAAAGAGACGATATTAATTTTAAAAGTACTGGATACCAATATTCTGGAGTTGCGACAACAATTTTAAATGAAGATCCAATTGATATTTCTAATTTTTATGAAAAATCTACTGGAAATGGAATTGCTGCTGATGATCAAATAGATTACGATACGAACTATAAATTTAGCGGAGTAGATTTAAGATATTACTTTAGAAAGAAATAATATGAAGGTAACAGCTTTAATGGCTACATGCGGTAGGCACTACTACTGCGAAAGATCTGTCGCAATGTTTTTGGCGCAAAATTACCAAAATAAACATTTAGTTATAATTCAAAATTCAGAAAAAGAACAAAAGTTAGACCAGAATTATGATAATATCACACTGCTTAATAAATTTGGATTTTCTAATTTAGGATCTATTTATAATTACGCTTTAGATTTTATTCCTCAAGATACAGACGTAATTTGTTTGTTTGACGATGATGATATGTATATGCCTGAGCATGTTACAGAGGGGGTGAACGGTTTAAAAAGAGGCGGCAAGAAGGCGTATAAGCCAAAATTCTCTTTTATGCAAATGAGATACGACATCTCTAAAATAAATAACGTCCTAGAACCGAGTTGGTTTATTAGTGCGGATGTTATAAAAAAAGAAAAATTTAGAGAAGAAAGCGCAAAGCATCATTTCAACTGGATTGACTGGTGCCTAAAGAATAAACAAATTTATGTAGATCCAGAAGGTCCGTCCACATTAATTTATACTTGGGGAAATCAAGAGCGCCCGTGTTACAAAACAAGCGGATATGGTAAGCGCCCAGATGCTTTTGAACAATACAGAAAAAACTCTCAAGATCACGGAGATGGAGTAATAACTCCAAATTCAAAAGAAGAAATAAATAAAATTTACGAAAAATTCTATCAATGGAAGCCAAAATCCACGCAGTAATAGTTGGTAAAGGGGCGACAGCAATAGAATTAAAAAGAAAAGACTTTCCAAATTCTATTTTAGTAGGAGTTAATCAGTCACCTTGTTTAGCAGACGATCTTGATTATTCTTTTGCAAATGATGTTGAGGGTCTCTATGGCTTAACTGACGAGCATATGAAAAATGTTAAAGTTTTGGCGATACCAGAATACCCTCACTTTAAAGGCTGGTCAAAGATTGATGTTTTGTATACAAAAGTCTTCGAAACTTGGGGTCATGTTGTTAAAGATTTTTTAATATATAATCTGTGGACGACTCCCAAAAAAAATAAAGATTTACCAACTTTAGATTGGGTAATGTCTAGTGGAGACGCTCCAATAAGCTATTTGGCAAAATACCATAATATTAAAAAATTTGATTTATATGGAATTGGCGTTGGTAATGGATATCATCCAAAAGTATTAGAAATATTACCAAAAGATCATAAAAGATTTGGGAATACTTGGTCCGCTCCTCGAATTGGCAAGCTTAGCAATAATATACAAAAGTTAAAAGATCTATACAATTTAGAGATTAATCTTCATTAGTATGAACGATAAATTAACAATTGGAATAGCCACCTATGAAGACTATGATGGTTTATTTTTTACAATTCAATCTTTAAGAATGCATCATGCGGATGCAATGAAAGATGTCGAATTTGTTGTTATAGACAATAATCCAGATAGCGCCTGTGGAGAAGCGTCAAGAAATTTTCTAAAGTCTATAAGGGAGCCAGCTAAATATATCCCATTTAGCGATTATAAATCTCCATTTCTTAAAGGGCAAATTTTTCATTTTGCCGAAACTAAATATGTGCTAGTTATGGATTCCCACATCCTCATGATGCCAAATTCAATTAAAAAATTAATTGAATTTTTTAGGCAGGAAAGGGATGAGGGTAACTTGCTTCATGGTCCACTTATTTACGATGACTTAGATAATATTTCTACTCACTTTGAAAATACTTGGAGAGGGCAAATGTGGGGAGTTTGGGGCACCGATGAAAGAGGGCGAAATGAGAATAATCCTCCTTTTGAAATTGAAATGCAGGGAATGGGGTTGTTTGCTTGTAGAAAATTTTCTTGGCCAAAATTTAATCCTAATTTTAGAGGATTTGGTGGAGAAGAGGGCTACATACATCGTAAATTTAAAGCTGCTGGCAAAAAGACATTGTGCTTGCCTTTTCTTAGATGGATGCATCGATTTAATCGACCAAATGGAGTTCCGTATCCACTAGCACTAAAGGATAGAATAATGAATTATTTTATTGGCCATATAGAATTGGGGCTAGACTGCGCACCAATATTTGAGCATTTTAAACAGTGGGAATCTGAAGAAAATCTTAAAAACATGCATCAAGATGCCGCCAGAATGATAGATAATGATTTTTTAAAATTTTCAATTTAAATGAGCAGAACAGTAGAATTTTTATTTTGGAATGATAAAAAGCTGTACGACTATAAAATGAGAGGTATAGTGATTGAGGCTATAGATGACAATGGTGGTAGAAAGAAAGAGTATAAAATGTCTATGGTCTCAACTTTAGATAATTTTTTTCATGACTTCTCTATAGAGAAAACTCTAAAGTCTATAAGAAAAGGTAGAATAGCAGCCGATGTTTTAGTTAGGAGAGATGAACATGGAACTTTATGGGGTGGAACTGAAAAATGGAAGAGTGTTGTAAATGAGTGTTATGCATTAAACATCAAGCCAATGTTTTTTGATTTTGGTTATTTTGACCATTACGACTCTTTCATGATTGATCATTATAACATAGATGGGAGAAGTGATATTTTTGCAGAATGGTCAAGCATTAGTGATGTGGTGAATTGGGACGCTTCGGAAAGTTATATCCAAAAATATAGAAATAATTTTCTAAAAAATTTAAAAAAAGCAAAAGAAGAAAAGCCTCTGGATGGACTAAAAGAGGGCGAATATGTAGTAATTTGGCCGCAATACTCTATGGATCTTCTACGAAAAGAGTTTAAGGAAAATTTAAATAAAAAGGATGAAGTAACAGATTGGATTAATAATATATGTAAAATAGTTTTAGATCAAGGTTTGATTCCAGTTGTAAAAGGTGGTCCTGCAATGCATAAGTGGTCAAGATTAAATACGGAAAACGTAAAAGATGTGCGGGTATTTACGCATACCGAAAAGCAGTCTGCTGAAATGAAAAATACGAAGTTTGAAAAAGATATAAACTATAAGCTAATCGCTCATGCTAAATACCATATAGTTTCATGCAGCAGCGTAACAAATGAACTCGTCTTGGCGAATGCACCAGTGGTCGCAATGGGTAAAAGCTGGTTTACTGGATTGGATATTTTTAATGAGCCTAATTCTTGGGGAAGTTTAACAAAAAATGCAACAGAGATTAACACCAAAAACAGAAACAAATGGATAAATTGGTGGTTGAGCAGGCAGGTAAAAAAAGAAAAAGCGGCTGAAAAATTTTTTCAAATTTATAAAAAATATTCAAATATCGATTCCTAAATAATCGCATGCATTTTTAAATCCAGCACTTTCTATCTTTCCGTGAATACAAAATGGTTTAATTTTATTCTTTTCAAATTTAGAAATTCTTGACTTCCAAGCTTCTTGATTTTCAGAAGCTATGTTGAATCTATATGGATATTTATAGTAATTTTCCATTAATACTTTATTCGGAATTTTATTTAAGAAAAATTTAGCCGCTTTAAATCCTGATCCTTTATTAAGATTTAGATTTTTATTTATATTCAAGAATTCTTTTAGGTATCCACTGCACCTTGGGCTAAAAAAAATAGAAAGATCGCTCCATTCTACTTTGCTCTTTTCTGGCTTTATTTTTTTTATTTGGCCAGAGCAGTATATATCGTACTTTTCTAAAATTTTATCTATATTTTTGGTTTCAAAAGGCTTAAACTGGAAGTTATCGTGATCGTTAACCCATAGGTTTTCGCCAAATCTTTCAATAGCCCAATTTAAAGCTATATACTTGCTTAGGCAACATCCGACCTGATTTTTAAATTCAACTTCTATATTAAAGCTTTTTATATCAAAAAGCTCATAATCAAAGTTTGTGGCTATAATGATGTCGTTCTTGACCCAGCCACATTTTAGACTAGTGGACACTTGCTTATTTAAATAAAAAATAGCCTGCTCTTTCTCTAAGGAGTGCTTCCATTTTTCATGTCCACTGGACAGGGTATAAGAAATCAGTTTCTTCATTAAATGAATAATATTTAAAAAAGCCCTATTATTTTATAATAATATGGGCTACGTATGAATTTAAAAGATAAAATATTTAAAAAAATTTGGGATGGCAAGAAAACGGCCCATACGCCGATAGATCAATCAAAAATTGAACCGTATAGTATATACAAGAAATATATAGTAGATATAAGCGATAAAAGATCTGGCAGCAGTAGCTTAGCTAGAAAAAAAATTTCTGTTTGGAGCGAATGTATGGAGTTATTGCCTGATGATTTTATAGGTTTGGAGTTTGGTGTTTTTGAGGGGCGATCAATAAACTTTTTTTCAAAATTTTGCTCAAATGCTGTATTTTATGGATTTGATACATTTGACGGTCTACCTGAACCTTGGATAGATCCTAGTGGCAGGGTTATTGGAAAAACTGGGGCGTTTAAAACTAAATTTAATAAAATTTCATTTAACGAAAACGTTAAAATAGTAAAGGGTTTATTTCAAGATACGCTACCAAAATTTTTAATAGAAAAACAAGATTTACTAGAAAAAGTAAATCTTATACATATTGACTGCGATATATATTCATCAACTAGATTTGTTCTAGATCAGTGCCTAAGTATTATCAAATATAATAAGCCATATATTTTATTTGACGAATTTGTTAACTGCATAGAAGGCCAAGATGAAAATTTTAAAGTAAATAATAAATTAATAGATATTACTCATGGATGTGAGTCACTTGCGTTTTTAGAATTTGTTGAAAAAAATCAAATAGATTTCGAGGTAATAGTTTCTTTCTTAAAGCCAAAAAAGACTTCCGTTGTTTTGATAAAGATTTTATGAGTATTCCAAAAAAAATTCATCAAATATGGATTGGTGAATCGGCAATACCAAGAAGCTGGGAATTTGACTGCAAGGAAATAGAGAAAAGACACCCAGATTGGGAATATATATTTTGGGGCAATGAAAAAGTTAATACGGAATTAGATAAGATGCCTAAAAATGTAAAAGAAAAATATCAATATTTCTTCTCGGAAAAGAAGTGGGCCTATGCATGCGATATTCTTAGATACTGGATTCTATATAAGCATGGTGGAGTTTATTTAGACTGTGATTTTAAAATGACAGAAAATGGGTCTTTAAATATGCTTCCTTTGAAAAAAAACCTAATCCTAGTGAACATGAGGGCGATACATAAAGGAAAAAAATTTAAATGTAGAATTCAAAATTGTTTTATGGCGGCAAAAAAGAAACAGAGTTTCTTAAAAAGAGTTGTACAAAAAATATCAAATCTGAATTATAAATTAAAAACAATGCATGGGCAGGAAACAGAAAAATATAGCTGCGGGTTTCTGACTACAGAATATTGTTTCTACTCTCAAGGATTAGAGACTATAAAGCATAAGAACTCATTTAGAAAAAAGATAAAAAAGATAATGCCAGATAAAGAGTGTATTTTAAATAAAGAATTTTTTCTTGGCAAAGATCCTATTATTGCCAAACATTTATCAAAAAGATCACACGGTCTAAAGCTTACAAATATATTTTAAATTTTAATATGTGCGCCGCAATAGGAACTACAGACCCGTATTCTACTCATCAAGAAGCTTTAGTTTTTGCGGCTCTATCTACTTCGGGAGATATTTTGGAGCTAGGATGCGGAGATTATTCAACTCCAATTTTAAATCAAATAGCTAATTTTCAGAAAAAAAAATTTAAAATTATTTCTTCTAATAAGGCTTGGTTAGACAAGTATCAATACGTAGAAGATAGAGAGTTAATAAAAAAATGGAAAGACTATGTTTTTGAAGGCTCGTATGGAATGGTATTTTTAGATAACGAGCAGTTTACTATTGACCGATTAGAGTTAATTCCAAAAATATTTAATATTACTAAGACTTTAGTTGTTCACGATGCTGACAAAATTAGCAAATTAAAAAATTGGAATGATTATGTTTTTGGTAAAAAAATAACTTGGTTTAAAAAATATTTACCTCATACAGCTATTATAGAAAAATGAATGTTTTTTGCCAAAGCTGTAAAAAAAATATTGCCAATATAAATCCGTGCGTATCTAATCTTGATAGAATTCATTTTCCATTTCAAAGAAGAAAGGATTCAGATATCCCAGAATTGCAGGATGTAAAGAAAATAAAATGCAAGTATAAAAAATTAAAATATTGCATATGCGCTTTAAGAAGAAAAAAAATTCAATATTGGTACTTATTTGATGAAATTGTCAGTAATAATATAGACGAGTTATGCACTACATTAAACGCTAGATGGATAGTTTCAATTTGTGATACATATATAGACTATGGAAGTGATGAAGAAAAATGTGGATCAATTGCAGTATCGACATTAAATTTTTGCTTTACACTTAACAATTCTATATATCATTCAAAAGAAAAAATAAATCCAAAATCAAATATAATAGGCAAGATATGCTCTGTTCCGTATGACACTAGCTTTATGTTTAAAAACGAGAATGATTTTTTTGAAAACTATCTTAAAAGATTTATTTATTCAATAAAGAGATCGGATAAAATTTATCGCTTTGGTATGGCTTTTTTACAAAGACAAATAAAAGACAAGAATACTTTATTTTTCTATGTAAATAGTTTAAATGAAAAAAAATTTAAAATAGATGAACAAATTTCAAATAGTTAGTGGCTATACCAAAAATACTCCATACGAAAAAGAAGTTCAAAACTTAAAAGCTTCACTAGATAAGTTTGGATTTAGCTGTGAGCACGTAGTTGGTTTTGAAAATCTTGGAACTTGGGAAAAAAACTGTCAGCAGAAAGCCTTGATACTAAAATCAAAACTACAAGAGCTTAAAACTCCAATTGTGTGGTTAGATGCCGATGCGGTGCTAAAAAAGAATCCAGTGCTCTTTTATGAAATAGAAAAGGATATTGCGTTTTGTTATTATAGGATAGCTGGCAAGGATGAACTCCTTAGCGGCACTATTTTTTTAAAACCTTCTGAAATAAGCTTTAAAATATTGGATGAATGGATTAAATTAAACAATCAAAATCCAAAAGAATGGGATCAAAGAACGCTGCAAAAAATAATAAAAAATTTCAAAATAGATTATTACAACTTACCGCCTTCGTATTGCAAAATAGATTACATAAAATGTGATGAAATAGTAATAGGACAAAATCAATCTAGCAGAAGGTTTAAGTCAATAATTAATGCGGACGAAGAAATTTATAAAAGATATTCTGAATATAATGTTTCTTTATGGGAAAATTTAAAAATTGTATACTGGGCAATTCCAAAGAGTGGATCAACAACAATAAAGAATCATTTATTAAATCTAAATAGCGGTATTGTATTAAAAAATCCTTTACAGGTTCACGATCAGCAATATCAAAAAATAATAAAACCAGAGTATAGAGATAAGTATTTTAATTTTTCATTAGTCAGAAATCCAATATCTAGATTTTGCAGCATGTATCAAGATTTTTTTGTATATAGGCAAAAAAATAATATGTACTTTCCAAAGGAGTTGAATAAAGATTGGAAGGCATTGGATTTTGCAAAATACCTTTTAGAAACAGAAGATAAACAATTAAATATTCACTTTAAAAGTTTTTCATTTTTTTTAAAAGATAAAAGGATTAAAATTTTTACATTAGAAAATTTAAAAGAAGATTGGAGCATTGATATACCGGCTCCAGATAAAAAAATGAATACAAGATCTGATAACAATTTTACAATTTGTGAAGATACAGTCGCTTTAATAAAAGCAAGATATAGTGATGATTTTTTAATTTGGCAAAATAAAGATTTAAATTTTTAATGAAAATACTTTACATAACCCCTCACTTATCAACTGGAGGTTTGCCTCAGTATCTTTTAAAAAAGATGGAATGCTTAAAAAAGCATGAACTCTGGTGCGTTGAATATAATTTTGTATCAGATAAATATACGGTTCAAAGAAATCAAGTAGTAGATCTTTTAAAAGATAGATTTGTTTCTTTAGGCAATCGGCCAAAAGAAAAGCTGCTGGACTTGATAGCTGAGACATCGCCAGATGTAATTCATTTTGAGGAGTTTCCAGAAACGTTTGTCTCTCACGAAATGCTGTATAAAATATACAGCAAAAGTAGGAATTATTTAATATTTGAAACCAGTCACGGAATTTATTACAAGGCCGAAAGTAAGATTTTCCTACCGGATAAGTTCATTTTTGTTTCTGAAATGCAGGCTGAATTATACGGAAAGATGGGCGTTAGTTATGAGATAGTTGAGTACCCAATAGACTTTAAAAACCCAGATAAAAGTTTTAAAAAAGAATTGGGATTAACTGGCGATGTAAAGCACGTATTAAACGTTGGACTTTTTACTCAGGGTAAGAACCAAAAAGAGTTAATAGAATACGCGCGCGCGCTAGTGGGCGAGAAGATTCAATTTCATTTTGTTGGCAATATGGCAATTAACTTTAAAGAGTATTGGGAGCCGATTCTAAAAAACTTACCAAGTAACTGCTTAATTTGGGGCGAAAGAAGCGATGTGGATAAGTTTTACCAATCTGCCGATTTGATGGTATTTACCTCAAAAAAAGAAACATCGCCACTAGTTATCAGGGAAGCCTTGTCTTGGAAACTGCCCTGCTTAATTTATAATCTACCAGCCTATAAGAATATGTACGACAAGTTCTCTGGAGTTGGTTATTTAAAAGATGGCGACTTTAAGGAAAACATTAAAAAGATAAAAAGCCTATGAAAGACAGCTTAATGCAAATTTACTCAATGACTGAGAAGTCGTCTAAGGAACCAAGAAAGGCTCAAAATGCTATCGAAGTATCATTTACTGATTCCGCTAAGGTGTCAATAAACGGCCCAGTTGATCAGAGTTATACCGTAAAGTTTATTAATAATAAGACTGGCGAGATTACTTATTCTTCAGAAATTAAAAATAATATGTGGTCGAAGTCAGCGATCTCCTATTATGTTGAATGGAGAATCATAGTGGAATCAGGTGGTCAAACCGTATTTGACCAAGTTTTAAATCTTAACGATAAGAAGGTATTGATAATTATAGACTCACAAAGCCTTGGCGATATTCTTGCCTATACTGGTCAGATTGACCGATTTCAAATTAAGCACGGATGTAAGATGGATGTTTTGGTGCTAAATAAGGAGTTGGCTGAAATACTTGATTCCTCTTATGAGAATATAAGTTTTATTTCTGATATTGGCTATAGGGAAGATTACTATGCAATTTACAGTATAGGCTACCCATTAGAAAACTGGAAAAACAAAAATGCAATTGATCCTCGGACCATTCCATTGCAAAAAGTTGCCAGTTCAGTTCTTGGCCTTGATTTTAAAGAGGAAAAGCCTATTTTGACATTTTTAAATACAACTAGGAAAAATAAAAAATATGTGACTATTGCGACTCAAAGCACGGCTCAGTGCAAATACTGGAATAATGAAAATGGCTGGAAAGAGGTAATAAAATATTTAAATAATAAAGGGTATGATGTTTGGTGCATTGACCGTTTTCCTTCTTTTGGAAATCAAAAGATGATGAACTATATTCCAAAGGGCGCAATAGATAAGACTGGAAACTTTCCGCTAGAGATGAGAATGTCGCAAATCTATAATTCCGAATTTTTTATTGGCTTAGGATCTGGTCTGTCTTGGTTGGCATGGGCGTTGAACAAGCCTGTAGTTCTCATTAGCGGTTTTAGCAAACCGCTTGCAGAGTTTGAGACTCCTTATAGAATTATTAATGAGTCGGTTTGTAATGGTTGCTGGAATGATTCAAGTTTAAAATTTGATAAATCTGACTGGATGTGGTGTCCAAGAAATAAAAAATTTGAGTGCTCTTCAGAAATAAGCTCTGATATGGTTATAGATAAAATTAAAAATTTATTAAAAAATTAATTTTTGTTTTATTTTTTCAAAATTTAGACCAAGTTCAAAAAGCTTTTCTTCGTAGCCATATCTTACAAAAGCTGAATATTCGTATATAGCAGTTTTAATCAGAGTTTCTTTGTCCCATACCAGCCCATTTTGTGGTGCAATGCTTTGGTTTTGACGGGGGTACTGTCTTACAAAATCTTCGTCAAAATTAATATTCATTATATTTAAAACTTTAATAAAGTCATTTAACAAATTTTCTTGCTTTCCTATAAAATTTATTTTATGCATTGTGAACCAGCCATATAGCTCTGTGACATATCCTGGTCTTTTTTTATTTACACTTTGTACAAATGAATTAAAATTTGTATTATCTATTTTATTCAAAATACAACTTGGGTGCCAGTAACGAATATCATTTTCATCTCCAAATGTTCGCCATTGTATATTTGGAAGATTCATGTAATTAAACCATGATTCATACCAAGTTATTGGATTTCTGACAAAGCAAAAAGAAAATGGGGGAGCCTGAATTTCTTTACTTTTATTAAGCTTGCTTGCGGCCATTTTATAAAGCTCTCTTTTACCGCATAAAAAAGTAGCATGTTTTACGCTAACTCTTTTTTCAATCAGGCCAAGATCTTTTAATACACTAGCTACCCAAGTTCCGCCTGTCTTTGGTACATGTAAAAATACTGCTCCATTTTTCAATATTATGGGCATTTCAATACTCTACTTTAACCCGCTTAGACTCGTAGGTCTTTTTTTGGTCAGGGTGAATTGCCCCTTTGCGACTGGAGGAATAGTCCTTAAAAAACTTTTCTTTTATTGGATCAGATCCGCCATAAGTCTTTGCGCGCTTTTCGCTTAATTCTTTACTTTTATCTATCAAATCGCCATAAGTACCCTTCTTGTTCTTTGTTGCGTCAATGAATGCGGTACTGCTATTCGGGTCTATTTGCGAATCTATCGAGGCATTGGGTATCTGGTATACCCTTTTCCACTTTAGGCCGCTTTTGTCGATATATGAGTGCTCCTCGTTCATAGACTGGAGCACGTCGATAGTTTCTCCAGTATCGGGATTCTCGTATGTGTAAAGTGGCATATTTTATTATAAATAAAAAAGCCGCTTTTTCAAGCGGCTTAGTTTTTACGTAATTTTAATTGTTTTCAGTTGAGGAGGCTTCTTGTTTGGAATTCTAAATAGAAGCTGTCCGTGTTCCATAGTTGCCGTCGCATTGTGCATATCAAGCTTCTCGGAAACATCAAAAACTTGGCTAAACACGCTAGCCTTATTCTTTTGAGCTTCGATTTTAACCGTATAGTCAACGTCACTATACGAGATGGTCACGTTGTCTTTGTGGACTCCTGGTAGATCAACGGTGATTGTGGCGCCGTTTTCATCTACGTTAGAGATATAGTTATAAGTGCTCGCAGCACTTGTTGCTGAATAATAATATGTTTTTGAGTACATAGTTGTTACGGCGCTATTTAGCAAAGCTTATGCCAAGAGCTTTTCCTAGGCAGAGTTAGGAAATGCCCTTAATAATTGAGACAATTTGTCTTACAGATTTTTCGTAAGTGAAGTTTTGTCTCGTAATCTTGCCCTGCTCATTTATCTTCCCAGCCTCAACAAGAGTAACAGCTTTCTCCATTGCAGCAATAGCCTGATCTTCATTGAAGTCATAGATGCATCCTTGATTGAAATCGCTGCCTTTATTAAAGAATGTTCCATCATAGGCTTCGATTTTAGCAGAAGGATTAACTAGAATTGAGTTCTGATCTGTGGCCCAGTCCTTATGGCTAGTAGCGTTAAGAACAACGCTCCACTTACCTAAACAAGTGGAATTAAAAGCTGGAAGACCCCAGCCTTCTGCGCCGCTCAGTCCGCTTAGATCAATATTACAAGAATTAATAATATCATTAACTTCTGAGTTCGTACTGACATAGGGTAGAACATTAATATTCCAAGCTAGGCCGCGATAACCCAAAATAATCTTCTTCATCAATTCGTGATTAAAAAATGGGTTAATAATCGAGCAGTTAAGCTGGAACTTGGGATTGTTCCCGAATCGCTTAGCCCACATTTTAACAATCTTATCAGTATGCTTCCGCTTCTCAAACTTACCCATTAGCAAGAATGAGATCTTGTCTGGCATGTATGTCTTCTTTGTTTCGAAGAAGTCTTCGTCAAAACCAAGAGGGGTAGAATACGCCTTGCCAAGATTAGCGTTAGCAAAACACCTAGATGCGTGCGAACTAGAGAAGATCACCGCATCTTGAGAACCAACTATTGCATTTTCCGCAACAGTTGGCTGATCAAGTTCGTAAAAGGTATAAAGAACCTGTTTTGGACAGATCCTCTTTTCGGCTCCATTAATGTGCCAAAGCTTAAGACTTACCGCATCCTTTGATAAGGACGAGTATCGATTAGAGATAATCGACTGAACCCAAGCGGAAAAATCCTTGTCCATTTTATCGAATGCGGAAGTTTTAACTTCCCCGATAGGGAACATAGAGATTTTAAAGCTTGGATCAGAAATCGAAAGCTTATAGAACTCCTTTAGGAAGTTGTAACAAACATTCCCAAAGGAAACTTGGTTTAATGGAGCTTCAAAGACGATCTTCATTACATTGGTACTTCGTCGTCCTCAAGAGGAGCAGGCTTCTGAGGCTTTGAATAGGCTGGAGCCTTGGCAGCTGGCTTTGCAGCTTGTTTTACTGCTGGGCGTTGAGCAGTCTCATCTTGCTCTTCACCGTCTTGAGCAGTATCCTTCTTTTTGCCCCCAACAAAATTTACTCGGTCCGCGACGACCAGAATCTTGGACTGCTTCTTTCCGTCCTTCTCCCAAGAGTCCTGCTTCAGACGGCCAACTACAGAAACCGCGCTACCCTTCTTTACGTAGGTTGTAACAAAGTCCGCCTGCTTTTCCCAAGTATCAACGTCGATATAAACAACGTCCTTATCATTGATTGGGTTATTAACGGCGAGACGAAAAGTGGCAATTGCCTTGCCAGTTTGAGTGCTGCGCGACTCTGGGTCGGCAACCACATTTCCTGCTAATACGATTGAGTTAATCATGTGATTTATAAAATTTCTTCTTCAGTTTTTTTAACGTAGAGTTATGAATATTAATGCATCCCTGTATCGAAAGGTTAATCTCTTTTGCTATCTTACGCCAAGGAACGATCTTTCTTTTGCCATCGACCGAAACATAGCGCATCTTGAAAATTTTTACAACGCGAGAATCTTCACTATCTTCTATATATTTAAATACTTTATTTAATGTATCGCTTTCAATCTTTTGAATAGACTCTGAGCTTTCGAACTCGCAGTCAAAATTATCATCAAGCGGGCAATGGCTCTTCTTGTTTGCCGCATTCAAGCATAACCAGCGAGTGTGGTTGCCAAGATATGTTGAGAATTTGATGTTGCGACTCTCATCAAAGTTTTGAATTGCGTCGTAGATATGAGACTCCTTGCTATCAAGTAGGTCGTTAATATTATCGATAGCGATTGAACGAGGAGCGTAACTATGAACCATTTGAAGGTAGATCCCAGAATGACGGTTTACAATCTCCTGAAAACAGGAGCTATCTCCGTGATCTCTGACCTTTTCAATCAGAGATAAGTCATCCATCTTTTCTGGGACAAGCTTCATGCTCCGGTGCTACCAAATCCGCCTAAACCTCTTTGGCTTTCATCCAGCGAATCAGTTTGATGAGCAGAAAGGTTAAAGCTTGGCATAAACAGTAGTTGCCCAATCTTGTCTCCCTTTTGGTAAATTAAAGATTTCTTTGTCAGCTTCTTGCCCAAGAAACGGAAGCGCAGCTTGATAGAATTGCGATACCCAGCATCAATTACTCCAACCGAGTTTGCTAGCGAAAGCTCGTACTTGCTGATGCTTGAGCGAGGAAACACAAGGGTAAAAAAACCATCTGGGGGCTGAATCGTAACTCCAGTGTCATACTCGACATACAAAACCGTTTTGTTCGAATCGTCAGTAAACACGATCTGGGCCTCAGACGAGGCTACGAGATCCCAACCGACATCGCCTTTTGCTGGGGTAAGCAAGTTGTTTTCGTGACCGTTTTTGAGAATTTTGAAGGCGAGGTTTTGGCTCATTGGACAGACTGTGCCACCAATCGTAGTTCTCGTCAATAGTTTTTCCAAAGATTTTTGCGCGGAGCGCATAAAAAACCGAAGGTTTTTTATATATCGAAAGGGAGGGGGATAAAGGGATAGTGGGTTGGGGGATAATAGGGGGGGAGTCTGAGGGGGGGAAAGAAGGGGGAAGGGAGAAAGGGTTAAGGGGGAGGGAAAACCAAACTCGGGTGTAAAATTTTAGATGAGAAATCAGGCCAAAAACATCTACTTTTTCCTCGCAGGATTGCTGCTTGGATTGGGGTCTGTATTTTTATCTCGGACTGCCGAGAAGTTCTATCATAAGTACAACCCAATCAACGAGTCACAACCAATTCGCAGGCTTGGCCGAAACAATATTAATTCTTGGTTTCAAGACGGTCTTCTTTTTTTAAAAACCTCTCCCAAAACTGAAAGTATTAGCCAATCTTATAGCACAGACTACCTCAAAGAAACTCTTCTTAACACCGGACTATCAACAAATGTTGATGTGATCTTTAGAGACAAGCATTACAGCTTCTCCACTCTTTCTTGGTTTAACAAATACGTAACGTGGTGGATCACGATGGTAATCGATCACGATATTTATTTTGTAGCAAACTCCTTTGATTGCGACAATTTTAGTGATTTTTTTATGGTCGCTTATAGCTTTTCGAATTATAATTTGAACAGCAACTTGGCGTCGCAGCTTGCTTGTGGAACCGTTATAGTTGAGCAGCTTGAAGAGTTTGGCGGGATTCAATATGGAAACGGCATATGGCATTCCCTGAATATTGTTTGGCTGGACGAAGGCTGGTTTGTAATCGAGCCGCAAAACGGAGCTTACATAAGTTTAGCTTCTTATCCAAACAAAAAGAACATAAAAGCGATAATCTTTTAGTGTAAATAACAATACTATGGAACTTGATTTTTCTGAAAAGATCTTGGCTAGAAAAAGATCTGGCCCAAGAAGCGCAGCTCAAACACCGGCTAAACCAGAGGACAGGCTGAAGGGATCTCCAAAAAATAAACCCGGTTCTGCTGGCACATCCCCAGACGCCAAAGAAAAAGCCGAAAAAGCACTTAAAAGAAAAGACGATAAAAAAGTAGTAAAAGCCGCTATCACTTTCAGCGAAAAAGTCACAGAAGCTTTAAGAAAAAAAGTACAAGAGCATAATAAAAAATACTCAAAGAAAGTAACCCTTTCTCAGCTAAAAAAAGTATACAGAAGAGGTGCAGGAGCCTTCTCTGCATCTAGCAGACCTGGTAAAAGTCGCGGTCAATGGGCAATGGCTCGCGTAAACATGTTTTTGAAAATGATGGCTGGCGGCAAAGTTAAAGATGCGTACAGAGCCGCCGATCAAGATATAGCAAAAGCGGATAGCTATGAAATGAAAAGCATCACAGACGAATCAACAGCGTCAATTGATTTCGAAGATGTGGAATTAATCATAGCCTCATTTGACCTTTCAAATTCAAACATTTCTACTAAAGAAATGAACGAAGTATATGAACCACAAGACGAACAAGAATAATATGGAACTAGACTTTTCAAAACAAATATCGGAAATTTCAAAATCTGGACTTTGGGACAATATTAGAAAAAAGAAGCAAAGAATGGGCAAAAACTATCGCGCAGCCAAGCCCGGTTCTCCTGAGCGCCCAAGCAAACAAGCTTGGGAAAAAGCTCAGGCATCTATTGAGCTTACATACACAGAAGCAGAAAAGAAAACTCTTAATAAACCGTTCCGACTTCCTTCTGGCTCAAAAAAGAAATTCGGCGTATATGTAAAGAATCCCAAGGGCAATGTTGTCATGGTTAAGTTTGGTGATCCAAATATGGAGATCAAACGTGATGATCCAGATCGCCGCAAGAATTTCCGCGCACGCCACCAATGCGACTCCAACCCCGGTCCTAAATGGAAAGCTCGCTACTGGTCTTGCAGAATGTGGGAGGGTGGCAAATCAGTTACTCAGGTGACTAAAGGATCACTTGAAGAAGATCTATACGAGCAGCAAATGCTGATGCAGGAAAACCCAGAACTCAATAACGTAGAGGAAGTTGAAGATCCAGAAGAGGAGATGATGGATTATTCTAAAGAAGCCGCAGAAATGGCTTACTCAAACCTTATGGCTATCAAGAGAAATGCTTTGATGATCGAAGCTCTTGTTAATTCATCTGAAGAAGTTAAGATGGAGCTTGGAGAGTCTTGGTTGGGCGGCAAGCTGGTTATTTGTGACGACTATCTTAATTCTGTTGCTAAGTATTTAAGTTCAGAACAAGAATAATAATTAATTTGTAGAATTTATCAACCCGCACTCTAGGATTAGGGTGCGGGTTTATGATTTGTGGCAAAACTCTTACCGTTTTAACTGTAGCTTGGGGGAAAGAACTGCCCCTAGCAGAAAAGGTTTTGAATCATTGCGCGACTTGTTTCCCAAGCTTTGATTCTGTTGTTTTGTATAAAGAAATAGATAACCTTTTAGACTATAACAAGTTTATGGTCGAAGGGCTCAGTAGTATTATAAATACTGATTTTGTTTTGATCGTTCAACCTGATGGTTTTATTATAAACTCCAATCTGTGGCAGGACAAGTTCTTGGAATATGATTATATTGGCGCGCCTTGGCCTTGGCACGGCGTATGTGGAAACGGAGGCTTCTCTTTAAGAAGCAAACGATTCTTAGATCTAAGCTCTCGGTTGAAATACGACCATAGACATGAAGAATATGATTTTTGCCCAGAAGATAACTTTCTATGCTTAGAAAAATACAATAGAAATTATTTTCTACAAAATCAAATAAAATTCGCAGATATTAAAACATCTATCGAGTTCTCTTTTGAGCATCCGATCAAAGAGTATCCAGATCATAAATTATTTAACTCGTTTGGTTTTCACGGTAAACATTTAATTCAAAATTGATGAAAGTTTTAATTTTTAACCACCATCCAGATTGCTCCTTGTACATGTGGAGAGCAATGAAGGAGATCGGACTAGAGGTAGATTTCGCAACCGAAGATCTGACAATGAAAGTTGGATTCCCTCATTCAAGTACAAAAAACAATAAATTTGAGGTGGTTAATCGACTATATTCTCCAGAAGAATTTAACCCAGAGTTTAAAAATGTAAGCTTTACCGACAAGATAAGTCACGATCTATACTTATCTATTCAGCCAGAGGTGGTTAATATATTTGGGCCGTATGCCTACTGGGACGCTCAAATGCAATATTTTCTAAGAAACTTTGGACACATAAACGTCAGAAAAAGCTGCAATCATCCTGACGCGCAGAAATTTGGATTCAAATTTTGTGCAAACTGGATTCCAAATCAAAATTATAATCTAGATAACCCAAAGCTGATAACCCAGCTAATTACTCAGCATCAACTAGTTCAAGAAACTGAAGAACTAATTAAGCTACAGGATAGCGGCTATCCAGTCGTTATCGCTGGTGGAGACAATTGTAAAAATGGCTTCATCAGAGATACTGAAATCCTACCAAAGACAAGTATGCTTGTTCATAATAAGCAATTTGGAATAAACTGCTATGCTGTTTGCAAGGCTTTAGATTTAGGTATTCCAGTCTATATGAGCAAGGCTACAAAGCAAATTATTGGGTTTGACGATCTACCAGATAGCCTCTTTCTTTTTAAGGAAGAGCTTTCGATTCTTGACGCTTATAACCAATCATTAAATATCAATAGGAAAACTATACAAGACACGTATAGATCAATTTATACCTTAGATAGAACAGTATCAACATTAAAGGAATGCTTAAAATGATAGAAAACGAATTTAACAATTTCGTATTTTAAATATGAAAATCTTTGATGGATTCATGTTTTTTAATGAGCTAGACCTTTTGGAAATAAGGCTAGAAGAGCTTTATGACGACGTAGATTTTTTTATTATCTCTGAGTCAACCAAAACCCACCAAAATAAAGACAAACCGCTTTATTTTATCGAAAATAAAAATAGATTTGAAAGATTTTTACCGAAAATAATTCATCACACTTTTGATCCAAAAATATTTCCATATCCTTGGTATATAGAAAACGAGCAAAGAAACGAGTTAAAGAAAGCAGGGTTTGAAATGGCAGATGACGACCTGTTCCTGCTTTCTGACGGAGACGAGATCGTAAGCTCAGACTGCGTTAAGTTTATAAGGCAGAACCACAGCTTATTCCTTGAGCCTTGCACCTGTGTAATGCAGATGTCTTATTACTATATAAATACCGTAATAGATTATCCACTTGATCATAAAAACTGGAAAGGGACAGTTATTCTTCCAAAGTCTTATTTTTTAAGTAGGAATTTAAATGATTGGAGAGCGCTAAAGGATTCTCTTAGAACATTAAACAATGCGGGTTGGCACTTTTCTTTTGTTGGAGGTGCTGAAAAAGTTAAAACAAAAATTGAGTCATACGCCCATTCTGAATTCAATAACGACAATTTTAAATCTGAGCAGATCATAAAGCAAAGGCTCGATTCGCTGGAAGACCCGCTTGGAAGAGCGTCTTTTAAAATCAAACACGAAATAGATTTTAATAAATTTCCAAAATCTTCTTTGAAATTTAATAATTTATTCTTTAATAATATCAAATGAAAATTTGTATTCATTCTAATCAATTTGATGGGCGAGGCACTGGCAAAACACCATATGATTATGGCGTTGCGATAAGAAACATTCTTGGCCATGATGTTTGTTATATGGTGTCTTCTCAAAGCAAAAACGAAGGTCTTCATAGAATAAAAAAAGAATTTCCAGTATATATGTATGATGGGAAGGTTGACGTTAACCCATCTAACGAAGTTAGGGGCCAAATCGAAAAGCTGGTAGACGAGAATCGAATTGATTTTATTCACATGCTCAAGTTCGGTACGAACGACAATATAACGCCATCCAATTGTAAATCTGGAATACATTATGTATTTGATGGCTCCAGCCCCCACGGAAGCTCTTACGCAGCAGTTTCTGAAAACTTGGCGAGAAAGTTCAAGAAGACAGATTATGTTCCGCATATCATTCATAAGGTTTCGCCGCAAAAGAACCTGAGAAAAGATTTGAATATTCCAGATGATGCTTTTATTGTCGGCAGACACGGCGGAGAAGAAACTTTTGATCTTGGCTTCGTTCATCAAGCTATCTCGTTTTCTTTGCAAAAGCGCAGCAATTTATATTTTGTTTTCTTGTCAACTAAGAAATTTATAGAGCACGAAAGAGTTATTTATTTAGACTGGATTGCAGACGAACAGGGGATATACGATTTTATCCATTCTTGCGACGTAATGCTTCATGGGCGTTCAAACGGCGAAACTTTTGGACTTTCTGTAGGAGAGTTTTCAGCTTGCAATAAGCCAGTTATGACTTGGACAGGCGCTGGTTATCATTTTTACGATACCGCACATATTGATCATCTTGGAAAAAACGCTTTACTGTACAGGGACGCTAATGATGTAGTGAGTTATCTATTGGGCTTGGAAAGATCTCATATTTTAAATAAAAATTGGGATATGTTTACAGATACATTTAGCGACCGTAACGTAATAAATCTTTATGAAAAAGTTTTTTTAAAATGAAAAATTATATATTTTATCATTGCACTACCATCAATGATTTTTACGAAAGATTTTTAAAAACATTTTCTAAAATCGAAAGCTCTGGTTTAATAAATAACTTGGAAAAATTTTTTGTATTCGTTAATGGAAGTACTGAAAAAAATCTACTTATTCACAATAAAATAAATTTAATAAACTCCAGCCTTCATCCAAATGAGTCTAAAACAATAAACGAATTAAGAAACTTCTGTATTGCAAATAAAGATTGTAATATTTTATATCTTCATTGTAAAGGCGTTACGAAGCAAGGAAATCAAAATGTCCAGTCTTGGATTGAGATGATGGAATATTTTCTTATAGAAAAGCATGAAAGATGCATTGCAGATCTTTCTAGTTTTGACGCCCTTGGAACTAATTTTGGAGGATCTCCTGCACATTTTTCTGGTAATTTTTGGTGGGCGACATCAAATTATATATCGAAACTGAATCAGTGCGAAGATACCTATTATGCCCCAGAAATGTGGGTTCTTAGCAAATATGATGTAAATAAAATAAAATGTTATTTCAAAACATCAAAGGATCTTTATTATCAAAGTCTACAAAAAGAAGAATATGAATATTAACGAAATCAAGGAATATATTTTAAATCAGGGCTCTGACTGCACTAATACCTTTGGTGGTAGATATCAGGGTGGTATTTTTTTACAGCAAAACCCAGATGAAATTTCTCAAGTGCTCTCTTATATCATAGAGAATAAATATAAAACAGAATCAATGCTTGAGGTCGGCTCTGCTTCTGGGGCTAATTCAAAAGTTTTTTGTGAAATTCTTGGCATAAAGGATTTATTTATTGTAGATAATAACCTACATTCAAGACACGTATGCAGACCAGAAAACTTGGCTAAGATTAATTATAAAGAATACGTTGGAGATTCGCAGACAAAAGAAGCTTCTGACTGGCTTTTGTCATTTAATAAAAAGTTTGACATTGTATACATTGATGCCGACCACTCTTATCAAGGAGTAAAAAACGACGTTAACAACTATTTACAATTTGTAAAAGACGATGGGCTAATGCTTTTCCACGATTCAATGTGCTGTGAAGGAGTCTATCGCTTGATCGAAGAGTACAAAAATATCAAACTAAAGGAAATTTTTTCTTCTAAGATCAGATGCGGAATTACAATTTGCTCAAAAATTGTTTAATTTAAAATGCAATACAATTGGCCATTAAACGTAGATAATTTTACTTTTCTTGACAGGCTAAAAATCTGTTGTTTTATTCTCAATAAGAATAACAGGTGGACTCAAGGAAATCTAGTTTATCAGTTTGAGTTGGCTATGGCAGATTTTGTGGGCAGCAAGTACGCGGTTTACTGCTCAAGTGGATCAACAGCAAATACAATGATCGCTATGTATCTTGCTGATAAAGAAAAAGATAAGAATATTGTAGTATTCCCGTCTACGACTTGGGCGACTTCGGTAAGTCCTTTTATCAGAGAAGACTTCCTTCCCAAGTTTATCGACGTTTCTCTTGAGGATCTTTGTATTAACTATGATCTTCTTGAAGACTTTGTTTCCAAAAACAAAGATAACATTGCCGCAATATTTCCAACAAGTCTTCTTGGCTTCGTGCCAGATATTGCCAGACTTAAAAATATCTCAGAAACTTATGGCGTCAGGCTGATGTTTGACAACTGCGAAAACACGTTCGGAACTTTTGAAGGTAAAAACGTTTCTTCTTTCGCTACATCGACGACAAGCACTTACTTTGGACACCACCTTCAAAGCATAGAAGGTGGATTTGTATTTACAAATGATCTAGAAGAGTACGAATACTTCCTTATGCTAAGGAATCACGGAATGACCAGATCGGTTACAAATAACACCAAGTATGCCAACTTGGATGTTGATCCAAGATTCGACTTTTACTGCATTGGAAATAACTTCAGAAACTCTGAGATTCACGCCCTCACCGGACTGCTAGATCTTAAAAAAACCAATAAACATATTGAGACAAGAAAGACACTGTATTCTTTATTTGAAACGTATCTTTCCGATCTTTATTATTTACCGCCATTCGATGAGAAAAAGGAGCACGTAGCTTTTGCGCTGCCAATTATCCCGATTGAACAAGAGAAAAAGCAGGCCGCAATTAATTATTGCAATTCGAAAGGAATAGAAACAAGACCGATTATTTCTGGGAATCTATTAAGGCAAACTTGCTTTAAGCAGTTTGGCAGCTACGCCGATTATCAAAATAGCGAGTTCCTGCATCACAATGGATTCTATGTTGGCCTTCATACTAAACTTAAAGACTCTGACGTAAGAAATTTGGCTAAAGATCTTAATTCTATTTAAAATGTCAACAGAAAGAATCAATAAGATTAGCGAACTTTTGCTTGAAGAGATTTCTGAACGGTTTAATAAGGAGCCAATTCACTCTTCAGATATTGAGTTTAGCGAAAGCTTTGCCGAAATAATGGACAGATTTATCGTGCTTCATATCAGAATGTGGAAACTTGAAGACGCAATTGCCGACGCGAAAACAGACACAGAGGTCGCAGATCTGAAAAGGAAAGTAGATTACTGCTTCAAAGATCGCCGCCCAAAGTTGACAAAAGCGATTAATTCATACCTTGACGTTTATGTAAGTAAAAATAATATCAGAAAGTTTTCCGAAGAAAACGTTAAACTTTACAAGGGATTTACAAATTAAAATGAAAAAGGTAATCATTACTGGAGTCACTGGTCAAGATGGTAGTCATATGGCCGATTATCTTTTGGCTAACACTGACTTTCAAATTCTTGGTGCGGTTCGCAGACTAAGCGTGTCTAACCACAAAAATATCAGCCATATTTCTGATCCAAGATTTAAACTTATTGATCTTGATATCGCAGATCCAGAAAGTGTAAATAGTGCGATTATCAAAAATAAGCCGGATTATTTCATTAATCTGGCTGCAAATTCTTTTGTAGGAACAAGCTGGGAGATGCCTGTTAATCATATGCAAACAAATTGCATGGCAGTGCTTTATCAGCTTGAGGCTATCAGAAAGTTTGCTCCAAATTGCAGATATTATAACGCTGGTTCTTCAGAAGAATTTGGCGATGTGACTTTTAGCCCTCAGACTGAGTTTCATCCTCTTAGACCAAGAAGCCCATATGGTGCTTCTAAGGCTGCGGCAAGACAGGTAGTTAAGGTGTGGCGCGACTCTTACAACCTTTATGCCGTTCAGGGTTGGCTTTTTAATCACGAAGGCACTCGCAGAGGAATTGAGTTTGTGACCAGAAAAATTACAAAAGGGGTTGCATCTATTAAAAAAGCTATTGATTCAAACAATTTCATTCAAGCCGTAAAGCTTGGTAACCTTGATTCAAGAAGAGATTGGAGCGATGCTGAAGATTTTGTTCACGGAATTTGGTTGATGCTAAATCAGGAAAAGCCAAAGGATTACGTACTTTCTTCCGATGAGACACACACGGTTAGAGAGTTTGTTGAACTCTCATTTGCAGCGGCTGATATCGAAGGTCAATGGCTAGGCAAAAGAGGAACGACCGAGGAAGTGTTCATTAACAAAAACAGTAGACTTCCTATGGTCATGATTGATCCAAAGTTTTTCCGTCCAGCAGAAGTGGAACTTTTACTTGGCGATTCCACCACCGCCAGAAGCGAGCTTGGCTGGCAACCAAAAACAAGTTTCTTTCAGCTCGTAAAGAAAATGACACTGAATGATCTTGCTCAATGAATCATATTTTAAATTACTGCGTATTTAATGAATTTAATTATTCTAGATTAAATATTAAGAAAGATTTAAATGACGTAAATCTTTTTAGAAACGAAATTCACTGCTCCATCTCTAGGGATGGAGTTCGTGTTTTAAGAAAGTCAAATTGGATTGACGAGATAAGATTGAATTTCTTTATCCAGTTTACGAGCGCGACTATTAAGCAGTATAACTTATCCGATCTTAATTTTGAGGCTATTGTGAATTTTAACGATGGTCCACAAAACGATTCAAAAGAAACGCGACTTTGTTTCGCTCGCCCAAGAAATAGTCCGCACATCTGTATTCCAGATTCTCATTTGCCGCGAGTAGTTAGCATATGCAATCATATAGAAAGTATCGACACCCCACTTGAAGAAAAACTAGATAAGGCCGTGTTTTACGGCTCAGACACTGGTGCCAAGCACAATGGCTCAGTTCAAAGAATTAATCTTTGCAGAAGATACAGATACCATCCACGGGTAGATGCTAGGATAACAAATTTTGTTGAATTCCCATTTGAAGATGAGATTGCTGGGCCTTATACAAGTATTGCTGACCAATTAAAATATAAATATATTTTAAATATAAATGGCAACACCACTTCTTGGGAAAGATTGATTTGGGCTATGAAGTCAAATTCAGTTTGCATCTACGTGCGTCCACCATCTTATCAAGATGAGATTTCTTGGTATTACCATATGTTCGATATCCTTCAGGGAGTGATTTATGTCGATGAATACTCTATTCAAGAATTTATGGTCAAGATTGGCACCGATAAAAATTATATTCAATCAATTAAAAATTGCCAAAAATACTTGGCAAATATCCTTGACAAGCCCGATATACATACCGCATACTTTTCCGCAATCCTAAAATCTTACAACAGTCACTACAATGGAGGAGGCGATGTACAAAAACTCAGTTAAACTAATCGGTATCTATGGCGACGATCTTACTCACGCTTGTTCTGCTTGGACTTCAACCAGCCGCGATATCAACGAAGAAAAAAAGGGCCGAATCGGGGATCTGCTCAAGATGCTGGCCGAAAACGGTCATCACACCCCATTTGAAAAGTCATCACTCCACTTTTTGATTAAGACTGACATTGCTTCTCATATTCACCTTATCAAGCATAGGGTTGGGGTTTCCGTTAACGGAGAATCGGCAAGATACAAAGAAATCAAGGAGGATGATTTTCTAATCCCAGAAGATTGGCCTGATACTTGGAAAGATATCCTATCTACTCACACAGAGAGGGGGATGGATCTATACCATAAGTGCATAGATGATCTAGTTAAGAACTTTGGGTTCACTAGAAAACGGGCTAAGGAGTCTGCTCGATTCTTTCGGGGGTACAATACCCAGATCACTAGCGACGTAATGTTTAATTGGCGCTCATTTTATCACTTCTTAAATCTTCGTAATAAACAAGATGCGCAAGTAGAGATTCGCAACATTGCGAGTCAAATGCTAGAACTCGTAAAAGAAACTAACAAGTTCCCCCTTACAATACAAGCTTTCAAGCTTTAAGTGTAAATAGTGGTGTGACCACTGAACTCATAAGCCTGTTTGGCGGGGCCATAACAGGCTTTATTTTTAGAATAATTGCATTAAAGACAGAAGAGAGTAAGAACCGCTTTGACCGGATGATGAGCGCGATTGATAAGCAGGACGAATCTGCTGACAAAGCAGCGAATAGAGATGCTGATTTTGGCAAGGTAATCAGACGTATGATCGTGATGTCCGTAATATTCTCTATCGTAATATCGCCATTTGTGATGGCGATACTCGGAATTCCAACTTACTTAGAGGTAAGTTATCAAGATGGCGGTGGGCTTTTTGGACTTCTAGCAGATAAGACAAAAACCGCTTTTGTGGAAATATCTGGTAATTTAATTACTACTGAGATTAGACAGTGCCTGATAGCTATTACTGGATTTTATTTCGGATCTGCTGCCGCAGCAAATAAGTCTTAAAAGACTTGACAAGGTTGGGTATAGTCGGTGAAGCTAGGTTATGAAGCAAAGGATCAATAGGCGAAATTATATTAATAATTTTGTCAACATTCCTAAGAATGCTGGCAAAGAATTCTGGATCAAGGAGTTGGTCTTGTTCAAGAGACTTGAAGCTATCTACGGTATTGAGTTTCTTTCGCAATTCGTTCCTCCAGAAAAGATTGCATCTCTTGCAATGTTCTTTTCTGACTATGGCAAGAAAAAGCTTGAAAGCTACAAGAACCAATTTTACTATCGTCCAGAAGTAATCGAGCGCCCAGTAATCTCTGAAAAGGTTGGAGATGACGCTCAAATCAAAACTAAAAAAACACTTAGGGATTTTCTACAATGACCAAGAAGGCAAAAGAAGAACAGAAGGAAGATGGTATTTCATCCAAGAGTATTCTTGGAGATTTTTTAAAGTCTAACAAGGAAGACCACTATAATTTTGAAGAGCCTGTTAACTATAAGGTTTCAACAGGCTCTCTTAATCTAGATATGCAAACTGGTGGAGGTCTAGGACCGGGGCTCCATCGCTTCGTAGGATTTACCGAAGGCGGCAAGACTTCTGCATCGCTTGAGGTAATGCGAAACTTCCTCAATACCGTCCCAAACTCAAAAGGCTTTTATATCAAGGCTGAGGGTCGTCTGTCGCCAGAGATGCAAAAGAGAAGCGGAGTTAAGTTTGTGTTTGACGCATCCGAATGGGAAGATGGAACTTGCTTTGTTTTTGAATCAAATATCTACGAGACGGTTGTAGATGCCATGCGAAAACTCATTATGAATAATGATGAGAAGAATAAGTATATGTTTATTATTGATTCGGTTGACGGACTGATTGCAAAAAATGATATGGGTAAGACATTTGAGGAGTCAGTAAAGGTGGCAGGCGGCGCAGTAATTGCCGCTAATTTTATGAAGAAGATCTCAATCGCGCTTACCAAGCGCGGTCATATGGCGATTTTCATCTCCCAAGTAAGAAGCGATATCAAGCTTGACCCATACAGTTCAGCGCCAATTCGCCAAACATCAGCTACCGGCGGCAATGCGCTGCTCCACTTTGCTAATTTTATTTTCGAATTTGAAGCTCGCTTTGAGGGAGATGTTATTCTCAAAGACCCAAATATAAAGAAGCCAGATCCCGTAAAGAATCCAATCATTGGACACAATTGCAAGATTTATATCAAGAAGAGTCCAAACGAGAAAAGTAAGAACAGAGTAACATATCCAATTAAATATGGGCGCTCAAATGGTCGCTCAGTATGGCTTGAGAAGGAGATTGTCGATATGCTTCTTACTTGGGAGCTTGTGAGCCGTGCTGGCGCTTGGTATACTGTATCAGAGGATCTGATTAAGATCGCGAAGGACATCGGGGTAGATATGCCAGAAAAGTTCCAAGGCGAAAATGCCGTATTCGAATTCGTTGAAGCTAACGAAAATCTGACTAAGACCCTACACAAGTACTTCATTAATATTATCGCTGAGAATTCAGCAAATGAAGTTTAAGACTCTAAACGGCAAAGAGCGCTTTCTCAAGAACGCTAAAAAATATATAATTAATTGGCAAGGAAAGTCAAAGAGCAATATCCAGTGGAGAGTAAAGCAGTTTTTGCTCTCCTACTGGAAGTACGACGTTGTGTTTGAGGAAATTAGGGTCGTTGGAACTCGCCTGTCTCTTGACATTTATAATGCAAATAAAAAGATAGCGATAGAGGTTCAGGGCAAACAGCATCAGACTTACAACCCATACTTCCACGGTAACGACCGGCGAAAGTGGCTATCCCAGCTTCGCCGCGACGATTTAAAGCTGCAATTTTGCTTGACAAACGGGATAAAGCTGGTAGAAATCTACGAGACAGACCTTATCTGCAAAGAGACCTTCGAAAAACAAGGAGTCATTTTATAATGAGCGAATCCTCAAAGGATAAAGAATTTCTATTCCCACCAGAAATGGTGGAACAGATCTATGAACTCTCTGGCGGCGCAGAGAACTTCAAAGGTCTAATCTTGTGCGTTTGCACACAAAACGGCGTGCCTCAAATCTTCACTAGATTTGATTCTGTAGTTACTTCTCTTGGGCTTAAAAAAGCCCTTGAAGAATACCTGAACTCTGAAGAGATGGATGTTAGAGACGACGAAATCTAATGCTTTATTCACTAGAAGTAGAGAAGCAGCTTTTAGCTGGCCTCATCCAGCACCCAGACGCATACGCAGAGATCTGCGATTTCATTTCTGAGGCTGACTTTTATTCCGAAGAAACAGTAGTCCATAAAACGATCTACCATATTCTTCGCAAGTGCATGGAGGG